ACCGATTCCGAATTCCAAGCGGCAAAGGCAAAGTTCCGTTAAGGAGTAAAAAATGGCTTTAACTACTTCGGGTACTAGTACCCTCCAAAAACCAGTCAACACGGTTTTCATGCAGACGTTGCTGCGTACTGCTAAATCGCGTTGTCCTCACTTCCTGGGCACTCAGCCTGCTAGTATTCAAGAAAATATGGGTACTACTACGGCTACGTGGCGCAGGATTACGATTAACTCTAATCAGCGTGGCACTTTGGCTGAGCAGGCAACTACTGCTTATATGAATACCCGAAATGCCTCTACCTTGCAGATTACGGCGCCTACTGCTACTGCGTTGAAGTATGGCAACTTTGTCATCCTAAACGAAGAAGCTGATATCATTAACTTTAATGGTCAGACTGACAAGATCATTGAGGTCATGGGTGTTGATGCTGGCGATTACCTGGATATTCTTCAGCGTACCGCTATGGTGGCAGGTGTAACGCTTATTTATGCAGGTGGTGTGGCTTCTGAAGGCGCTGTGGTTTCAAAGATCACGAAAGCATCGATTCAGAGCGCTGTTAACACACTGGATAAGAATAAAGCGCTCACCTTCACCCCGATGACCACAGGTAGCCAGAACTTTGGCACTACGCAGTTGATGCCTGGATATATCGGTATTACACATCCTGACGTTGCTATTGATGTAACCAATCTTGCTGGGTTCAAACCTGCTGAGACCTATGCGGGTCAGGTGGCGCTATTCATGGGTGAGTATGGCTCGATGACTGTTGCCGGTCAGACCGTACGATTTGTTTCTGGTCAGAATGCTGACGTTGAGGCAGACGCTGGTGGACTAACTGGTGCTACTGGTCTTCGGTCAACCACAGGAACCAACATCGACACCTACACCACCATGATTTATGGGCGTGATGCATTTGGTTCTCTTGGCTTTGGGGCCACGATGCCAGACGGTGCCTTTATGGCTGGTGATGACCTGAGTGCGATCAACTTGATCGTGAAAGGTCTAGGCTCTGGCGGTACTTCAGACCCATATGACGAGATTTCGACCATTGCTTATAAGTTCTGGCACGCAGGTGTTGTCCTTAATGCAGCTTGGGCTCGTGGTATCGTCTCTGGTGCAACCGCGCTGTAAAGTAATAGCCCCCTCTTCGGAGGGGGTTCTTTAAGAGGTTTTTATGTCAACAGAAGCAATAATGGTAGACGACCCGCGGCCTTTATATGACAGGATGAGTCGCAGGGAGCTTTGGAGGGCTTTAAAGAACGCCGGGATTAATTTCACTCCTGGCATTACATCTGGCGATGCAATTAAATTGCTAGAAGCGAACCAGATACACCCGTCAGCAGCAATTGAATGGGAGCAGGTCCCAATTCAGAACGAAAAAGGAGAAACGATTTACCAAGCTCATCCAAAACGTGTTCAGCCTTCATATTCAGAGGCAGATCTTCTTAAGCGAGAAGAGGTCATGCAAAAGAATATTGAAGAAGCGGCTGCACGTGAAGAAGAATCAAACAAAAAGGCAAAATCACTTGAGTCACAGGTAAAAGACCTGGCGAAACAGAATGCGGAACTTATGGAAGCCATGAAAGAGCTAGTTGGGAAAAAGCCAGCTAAAAAGGAAAAAGAAACAGACCCGCGTAAAATGAAGTACATGGCTTTTAAGAAATGGTGCAAAGATCATGGTCACGACCTGCAGAAAGGCGAGGATCGTGAGGAACTAATTGCTAAATTAGAGGCTGAATAGTGTGAAAACACTCCTGGATGGCGTCAACGAAGTTCTAAAGAAAGTTCAGATAATCAGTAATACAAATCTGCTAACAAGTCTTACTGACTCTGGCAAACAGACATTCATTGATCTTGCCATCCAGTCTTGGCAGGAATCTGTAGACCAAGTCTATTCAAAATCCAAGATCATGATGCCTATGCAAGGCGAGGAAGACTCAATCATTCTTGTTGAGAACATTAGAAGTTATTCTCTGCCATGTGATCTTGTGCAGATTAGATGGCCCCTACACGAAGAGACAAAAGGGCTATACATCCATAAATACCCTGGCGGATATGAAGAGCTGAGAAACATACAGACTCAGCCTGATAACTATACTGGCCAACCTTCTTTTGCATCGATAGACCCTATACAAGGGGATCTGTATTTAGACAGGGTGCCACTTACAGGTGATGCTGGAGATGAATATAAGTTTTTCTATTGGAAGGACTTATCTCTGACTCTGTCATCAGACCCGTTTCCATTTTCTGATACTGTTTTTAGAGCCATGGTGCCAGTTGTGGCAGAAATATGGAGGTACTACCAGCACAATAGGTTCACAAGCGACATTTCTAATGTGAACTATGGTCGAGCCATACGCGCCTTAAAGCAGCAGCCTCAAGACACATCTTGGATCAAGAGGTATGGAGACAAACAAATAACAAACCCACTGGGTCAGAATCCTTTCGAGAGATGATATGCCTGAGTTACTAGGTCCAGAAGATTCAAGTATTGTTCTTAAGTTTGGTGGCGGAGTTCATTCTAGGCCATCAGAAGAGGATATAGACCCTAGAGAGTGCAAGACTGGAGAGAACTTTGAGCTTGATCTACAGAATTTTCACTTTCGTAGAAGGCGCCCTTTTGAATTTATTGGGCAAGTACCAAATGCCGCTGAGATCCGAGGTTTTGTTAGTTTAAAGAAATCAGTTGATAACTCAACAAGTTTACTAGTGCAGGCAGGCGCGAACGTCTATGAGTGGGATGGCGCCACATTCACAAGTGTAGGCACAGTAGAGCCCACAGCAAAGCTTCGTGGCCGCATTTCTCATAACTGGCAGCTAGATGATGTCGTCATCATAACCGACATCAACCTGGCAGATGTTGTCATGCAATGGGATGGCACTACGCTATCAGACATTGTATTTACTGATGAAGATGGCGGCGCTTTTGGCGACTTTAAGGCAAAATACTGCGTGATTCAAAACGAACGCGCTATTTATGGGAATGTAATAGACTCAACACCAACAAGTCTGCCACATGTTATGGTTGGCTCTAAAGTTAGTGACTACGACAATATTACTGTAGCCAACAAACCTAGCTCTGCATTAGGGGAAGATGACCCTTTTTTCTTGATAACTCCAGACCTTAGAAACATAAATGGCCAAGTGTCTGCGTTTACTATTATTGCTCTTTCTACATTAGAGGGTCAGTTTTACCAGTTAGTTGGCGCTAGCGCTAAAGATTTCTCCTTTAAGGAATTCTATCCAGAGTCAGGCGCTGCTGGGGATGAGTCAGTCGCTTTCGTAGGTAATGACGTCTTCTTTGGGAGACCTGGCAGAGTAGAGTCTTTAACAGCTAATGACAAGTTTGGCGATGTCGAAAACAATGACTTAAGTGTTGGTATCTCTAATCTCATAGAAGATTACACAGAGTGGAAGATAGAGTATAACCAAAGGACTCAGAAAGTATATTGCTACGAAGAAGGCCAGAAGGAGATGTGGGTCTTCTACAAGCCTCTAAGGAATTCTGAATTATCTCCTTGGTCGAAAATGACCACCTTGCATTCTATGGAGATGGACCCGTCTGCTCTTATGAGAGCTTACGCTCCAGAGGATGGGCTTGAATATATCTATTTCGGGGACTCTTCTGGGAATGTCTACAGGATGGACATTGAAGAAAGCGACGGAGATGGCGGCCTTAACTCAATCAGAACATCTAGAGAGTCTGCGCTATTCAGGTTCCCTGGCGATACTGAATCACTAATCATGCAGGGATGGGTAAAATATAGAAAGCCAATTGATGACATTATATTGACGCTAAGATTCAGATTTCAAGGGCATCATATTTATACCCATGAGGTTCAAGTTACATTAACAGCGCCAACTGGCCGGAGTTATTACAGCAGTGGAACATACTACAGCGGCGGTACCCATTACGGCAGCGTTGTCGGAGAAATCGGACAAGAAATTATCGGTGTCCCAGGTAAAAGCACGGAAGTCCAAGTCGACACAATCCTTGAAGGGAAAGCAGACTTCTCGATCTCGGAAATCGGTCTCAGGTTCTCGCTCGCTAAGTAAAACGCTCAAGAGAAAGCCAGAATTCTGGCCAATGGAAGAAAAGGATCTTCGCTGGGCTTATGCTGCTTATAAATTAGGTGCTTTTGGGCCTATCGTTAATGAGGGTCCAGAAGGGTTTAATCAGTTTTTTGAAGACTACACAATACTTCATGATGAAGTCTTTGTTATGCAATCCGAAACTAAAAATGGCCGAATCCCAGTAGGGATTACTCTAGGTAAATACATGGGGCCAACACTGTTTGGTGGCGATACCATCTGGTTCCCATGGGCTACGTCAAGAAACAAAATGGAATGTATGACACATATCCTTAATGAACTAAGGCGTAAATATATTGTTATGTTGTTTTGTAGCATGAAAGATAAGGATTTTTACGTGAATATTGCCAAACATGGTGTTATCCGAAGAGTTGGAACTATTTATGATCTTCTTACCGACGGTCCGGCGCCTTTATTCCAATCGAGGAAGGCATAATGGGTAAATTATTCGGAGATGCTGGTAAAGCATCTAAACCATTAAGAAGATTCAAACCAACAGAATTTACAACCTCTGGCGCTCAACTAAAATCGCTTCCTTCTGAAAGAGGAACAGCGGCCATAAGTTTAGAGCAGACTCCATTAATAGCTAGACAATTGGGTCAGATCAAAACAGGAGCTCAGCAAGCAGGTCAGCAATTAGGAGAATTGCGAGAACAAGTAGCTCCAGGGTTTGGACGATTAACAGAGGCAGGTTCTGCTGCTATCCAGGCTCAGCGTAGACGCGCTATATCCAATCTTAGAGAGAATCTAGGCAGGCGTAGGGTGCTTGGGTCTTCGTTCGGTGAGGACGCTCTAGCAAGGGCTGAGGCTGAGTTTGGCAAGCAAGAGGCGGAATTCCGATCTCAAGCAGCACTTCAGGAAATTGAGGCTTCTAGGGTATTGTCTCAACAGCAATTC